AGCAAACACCGCAACTATTAATGCTGCAACAGCCGATAGTAAAGCAGTAAGTGCTGGAGAATATGCTAATACTGCCTTTGGTCAAGCCAATACGGCCGTAACCAATGCTGCTACAGCTGATGATAAAGCTGTAAGTACTGCATCATATTCTAATTCAGCATTTGGTGCCGCTAATAGTGGTTCATCTTATGCCAATTCAGCATATACTCAAGCTAATACAGCAACAACAAATTCAACTACAGCTGATCAAAAGGCCACAAGTGCTGGAGAATACGCTAACTCAGCCTATGGTCAATCTAATACCGCAATCACTAATGCATCTACCGCTGATGGTAAGGCTGTAACAGCTGGCATTTATGCCAACGCTGCCTTCAGTGAGGCCAACACTGTTGATTCTAAAGCAGTAACAGCTGGTAACTATGCCAACTCGGCATTTGGTGTTGCGAACACTGCAACTACAAATGCTGCGACTGCCGACAGCAAAGCAGTATCATCCGGAGTTTATGCTAACAGTGCTTATGGTGCTGCTAACACAGTAGATTCTAAAATTATTGATGTTGGTGGTTATGCTAACTCAGCATACACTCAAGCAAATACCGCAGATAGTAAAGCAGTAACATCTGGTAACTATGCTAACTCAGCATATACTCAAGCAAATACATCTGACAGTAAAGCGGTAAGTGCTGGTAGTTATGCTAACTCAGCTTACACACAAGCAAATACAGCAACTACAAATGCAGCAACTGCCGACAGTAAAGCTGTAAGTGCAGGATCATATGCTAATTCGTCCTTTAGTGTGGCTAATACAGCAACTACAAATGCTGCTACAGCTGATGGTAAAGCTGTTGATGCAGGACAATATGCTAACTCTGCTTATACTCAAGCAAACACTGCAACTACAAATGCTGCTACAGCTGATGGTAAAGCAGTAACAGCTGGCAGTTATGCTAATGCAGCGTTTGGTATTGCCAACACAGCAGATGTCAATTCTATTTCTGCTGGTAACTATGCTAATGCTGCTTTTGCTGTGGCCAATAGTGGTATTACCGATTCTTGGGCTAGAGATACTGCAAACGCTGCATCTAGTTATGCCAATTCAGGATTTTATACTGCTAATAGTTCTGGTCTTTATGCTAATGCAGCATTTGCGGCCGCAAATACAGGAGTGCCAGATACTTTAGCTAGAGATACTGCTAATGCGGCATCAAGTTATGCCAATTCTTCTTTTAATACAGCGAATACTGCTGACAGTAAAGCAGTGAGTGCTGGTAGTTATGCTAACTCAGCTTTTGGTGCAGCAAACACAACAGCAATTTACGCAAACGCTGCATTTGCTGATGCCAACACCAAATTTAGTTCATCGGGCGGCACAATCTCTGGTAACGTTACTATCCTCTATGATCTTAGTGTCTTAGGAAATGTTAGTTTTACAGGAAATGTTACTTCTGTAACTGTCACTGGTAATAGTGGTCAATTTTTTGGTGAAGCGAACGGGCATAACGCATTATATGCTGGTATTCCTGTTGGATATGACTATCAGCCACATACAGTATTTCAAGCATCAACAAATGAGGATAATTACTCTCAAATAAACATTCAAAACATTAATCCTGGAAATAACGCATCATCTGATTATGTTGCTACGGCCGATAACGGTACTGAAAATGATACTTATATTGACATGGGTATTGCTAGTAGTCTGCATGCCGATCCTGAATTTACGTTAGTTGGTCCAAATGATGGTTACTTGTATGTGTCTGGCAATACAGTCACGGGCGGTGGTGGCCTTGTAATTGGTACACTTTTAGAAAATGATGTCATATTTACTGCTGGTGGCATGAATGAAGAAAATGAACAAATGCGTATCATTGGTTCAAGCAATACGATTAACATTCGTTCTAATGTAGATTCAAGTATCGCAAAGAGTGTTTTATTGGGACCAATTGCAAACCTTCATATTACAGGTGGTTCAAATGATGATTATATTAGAACCGATGGTTCAGGTAATCTGACATTTGCAAATTTAACTTCCGCAAATGTAATTAAAGTTTTATATGATACAGCTAACACTACTAGTCAAACAGCTGTAAGTTCTAGTTCATATGCAAATGGCGCTTTTGCTGCAGCTAATACAGCAGACCAAAAAGCTGTAACGGCTGGAACATACGCCAATGCGGCATTTGCAGCCGCTAATACAGGCGCCAGTAGTTCAGACCAATATGCTAGAGACACTGCTAATGCTGCATCTAGTTATGCCAATTCATCTTATAGTCAAGCAAACACAGCCACAACTAATGCTGCTACAGCTGATGGTAAAGCTGTAACAGCTGGATCATATGCTAATGCTGCCTTTGCTTTAGCTAATACCTCAGATAGTAAAGCAGTAACAGCAGGTAACTATGCTAATTCAGCTTATGGTCAAGCTAATACAGCAACTACCAATGCTACTACTGCTGACTCTAAAGCTTTAACGGCAGGTGATTACGCTAACTCATCCTATACTCAAGCTAATACTGCTACAACAAATGCATCTACAGCTGATGGTAAAGCTGTAACAGCTGGTAACTATGCTAATAGTGCTTATGGTCAAGCTAATACTGCTACGACTAATGCTGCAACTGCTGATGGTAAAGCTGTAACAGCAGGATCTTATGCTAATGGAGCTTATACTCAAGCTAATACCGCAACTACTAATGCTGCTACAGCTGATGGTAAAGCAGTAACAGCTGGTAACTATGCTAATAGTGCTTTTGCTGCTGCGAATACTGCTACAACAAATGCATCTACAGCTGATTCTAAAGCTGTTGATGCTGGTAACTATGCTAACTCTGCATTTAGTGTTGCTAATACGTCAGACAGTAAAGCAGTAACATCTGGATCATATGCTAATTCAGCTTACACGCAAGCAAATACAGCAACTACCGATGCTGCTACTGCTGACAGTAAAGCAGTAACAGCTGGTAACTATGCTAATTCAGCTTATACTCAAGCTAATACAGCAACTACCAATGCTACTACTGCTGATCAAAAGGCCACAAGTGCTGGATCATATGCTAATTCAGCTTATGGTCAAGCTAATACTGCTACAACAAATGCATCTACCGCTGATGGTAAGGCTGTAACAGCTGGTAACTATGCTAACTCGGCATTTGGTTCAGCTAATACTGCCGACAGTAAAGCAGTAACATCTGGATCATATGCTAATTCGGCATTTGGTGTAGCAAATACCGCAGATAGTAAAGCTGTAACAGCTGGATCATATGCTAATTCATCATTCACTACCGCTAACACTGTAACATCAGCGAGTTTGTATGCTAATGGTGCTTTTGCTTCTGCAAACACTCGACTAGCTACAGCTGGTGGTACAATTTCTGGTGATTTAACAGTAACAGGATTCACCACTTTACAAGAAGTAACAGAAGTTTTAAGTACATTAACTGGTGCTACAGGAACAGTAACTCATAACTTAACTGATGGTTCTGTTTTTTATCACACAAGTGCTGCAGCAAACTTTACTGCGAATTTTACAAATGTACCAACCACAACAAGTCGATCTATTACAGTTACGATTGTTATAGTACAAGGTGCAACAGGATATATACCAAATGCCGTACAAATAGATGGCGCAGCACAAACAATTAATTGGGCTGGCGGTGCAGCACCCACACCAACAGCAAACAAAACTGAATTTTATTCATTTAATTTATTAAGAATAGGATCTGCATGGTCTGTATTTGGTTCTGAGATTACATTTGGTTAAATATGCCTAGATTATCTTCGATAAACACATTCGTTTTAAATTCTGTAATTGGTTCGGTAGCAACTGATCCAGAGCAAGCTAATTATCAAGGTGCCACTATGGTCTTTGTTTTACAAGGATCCGCACCAACAGGATGGGTTAAAGACACTTCAGATACCGATTATACTTTACGATGTGTTACAGGATCAGTATCAAGTGGAGGATCATCAGGATTTTCTTCCGTTATGTCATCTAAATCTTTAACAGGTAGTCTATCGGTAACTGGAACTGTAGGAGGAACATCACTTACATCTAGTATGATACCCTCCCACAACCACGGACCTTATCCTGCTGCAGCAACTGTTGCTGCCAGCACAACTTCTCCTGTAATACCAGGACCATCAATAGCCAGAACAGTATCTAACAATTTTACACCTGGTGTGGTAAATCCAGGTGGTGTTAATCCTGGAGTTACAGCAACTGCTCATGATCATCCGTTAAATCCAGCAACAAGTCCTGTAACCTTCACCACAGTAAATTTAGCTATTAAATATGTGGATTCAATTTTAGCAACAAGGACTTAATATGGCATTAGTTATAGAATCAGGATCAAGAACAATAATGAAAATGACCACTCCACCAACGGGATGGACAAAAGATACTACATATGATAATTATGCACTAAGAGTAACTACCGGTTCTGTTATTAATAGAACTACAGGAGAGTCTTTTTCTACAGTTTTTAAAAATTATAATAGCATTGGTGTACCGGCACCTGGACTTTCTTATTCTGCTGTAAACGCCACTGTGATAGACGATGCGGCAATGACAACGCATAATCACACTACCATAACACACCCATCCGCATTGTTAACTAGACGAGGTGGTGCAGGTAATACGAACGTAGCTCGTACCCCAGCGGGAGCACCAGTTACTTTTAGTAATAACCCTGGTGGTGGAGGATCACATACTCATCCAATTGGAACTGTAGCCGTTACTGGTTCAATTAATCAGAGTGGAGTTAATTCAGAAATAAATTTGAATATAAAATATGTTGACACTATTATAGCGGTTAGGAGTTAATCGTGGCTATTTTTGATTCTGGAACAACAACAATTTTTCATCAAACATCCGCACCCACTGGTTGGACGAAAGAAACTGTGAATTATAATAATCACGCACTTCGAGTAGTAAATGGATCGTCTTTGAGTTCTGGAGGTACTGTCGATTTCACAACAGGTTTTAATACTACATCATATATTTTTTCATCGGTTGCTGTTCCTTATACAGTAGGTAACCATACCTTAACTGGAGCTCAGTTACCATATCACCTTCATGCTGTTGCGCCATCAACAAATAGATTTGCTATTGGAACTGCTACCACACCCACAAATGCTACATCTCCAATAACTCCTGCTGTACCCGTTATGACTACTGCCGTACCGGCCGGTGGGCCGATAGGCGCATCAGTAGGTAGTTCAGGAGCGCACAATCACTCAATTACAATTACCGCTAGTGGTAATGTTTTTGGTCCAAATTCTACAATAGGTGTAAATTATATTGATGTTATTATTGCTTCTTTAAACTAATTCATATATAATAGTATATTCGTTTTTAACCGAAAGGCAATTTTTATGATTCAAACACATAAATTAGTAGTAATTCCTGTTGATGGTATTGTCGTTACAGACCAAGAAGGTTTATCAGAGTTAGACTTATCTCAATGTGGAATACCAGATAATATACATGCATTACAATGGAATAATCCCATTTGGCCAGATAAACAAAATTCCCATCTAAATGGATTGCAATATGGCCAAGGATCTGGTTGGTTAGAATTTAGATCGACCGATCCTAATGAAAATATAACTGAATTACCACAATGGGCTATCAACTGTTATGATGTATGGTTGCAAGCATATAATATAAAACAAGCTGCACTAGCGGCATCAGATGCTGCTGATGAAGCCGCAGCTGCAGCAGAAAACAATTAAATTAAAAAGTGATTATATTATGAATAAATCATTAACTGAAAATAATTATATCTATATTCCCAACTTCATTAGTGAAGCCGCTGCAAAAGTCATGGCTTCCAACTTCAAAAGTCACTGTAAACAAAATGAGGTTCAAGGAGACAATCAAGCTCCAAATTCTTCAGCGGAATATAATTTCATAGACTTTTTAGAAATGCTATGTGATAAAGTACCAACGGTGAGCACAATTATAGGTGAAACCGTTTTACCAACATATAGTTATGCTAGAGTGTATAAAGATGGTAGTGTTTTGGAAAGACATAGGGATAGAGATGCTTGCGAAATAAGTTTAACTGTACATTTAGATGGTGATGAAGATTGGCCAATTTATATTGAAACTCCTGATGGTAATGAAGTTGAATTGATTCTAAAACCAGGTGATGCAATGCTTTATTTGGGATGTGTTGCTGATCATTGGAGAAATCAATTTTTAGGTAAAGAATATGTTCAGGTATTTTTACATTATGTAAGAAGTAGAGGTGATAAAGCTTATACTTATTTTGATAAGAAAAAAGATTCTCCAATCAAAAAAGAAGAAAGTGTGAAACAAGAAAAAACAACACCAGTTAAAATAAACTCCAAAAATAAAATATCAGATTTCATTCAAATTTATGAAGATATTATTCCCTACTCACTATGTGATGAAATTATAAATGAGTATAAGAATGATGATAATTGGTGTCTTGCTGGAGTAGGATACGAGGAAATGAATTTAAATGCTAGAAATGTAAATACAATTCCTATTTCACACGAAAATACAATTTTAAAAAATCCCGAAATAAGAAAACTTTTAGATGATAGACTTTATAAAGTTGCAAATGAGGTCATTAGAAAATATAATGATATTTTCCCACTAAGTCAAATAGAAGAAGATTCTGGATATGATTTATTAAAGTATGAGGTAGGGCAATTTTACCGGCAACATACAGATTCATACAAAAAACATCCTAGAGCAGTGTCTTGTTCTTTCGCACTAAATGATGATTTTGGAGGTGGAGAATTTGCTTTCTTTGATAGAGAGTTGATTTATAATTTAAAGAAAGGATCAGTAATCATGTTCCCTTCAAATTTTATGTATCCACACGAAATCATGCCTGTAATCAAAGGCACTAGATATTCTATTATTACTTGGTTTGTTTAAAGGAGATTATATTATGCAATTAAAACCAGGAACATTTTGTCCTATAATGAAAGAAGAATGTGTACAGTTTAAATGTGCATGGTTTACTAAAGTTGAAGGTTATGATATCAATACAGGTAAGCAAGTTGAAGAATGGAATTGTGCTATGACTTTTATTCCTATGTTACTGATTGAAAATTCAGGAATGTCTCGTCAAACTGGTGCAGCTGTTGAAAGTTTTAGGAATGAGATGGTGAAATCTAATGAAGAAACTCAGAAGATATTCTCCAATATGTTGTCAATGAATCCTGAAAACAATACAAAATTACTTAAGTAAATGTTTTTTTGTAATCTTACAAGAAACCCATTGATTGTAGTAAGATTCATTCAATAGTGCGTGGCGAGAGAATATCTCCCACGTTTCGTAATAAGACAATTCTGATTTAGTTTTACAGAGGTGAAGTATCTCTCTTACGTATTGATCTTCACCATTTTTTTTAACTTCTTCTTGTAGTAATAAATTAGAACCCCAGTATGTCATCCAATCAGACGATACTCGGGTTTTCTTTTTCTTACCTTTAACTTGTGTAGTCTTAGATTTGGTGAAGAATTTTTTACCAATATATTTACGACCACTTTGAGTATGTGTGATTAGATATACAAACCCAAAATGGCCGTCTATATTTTCTTCGGTAAATTCTTCACCTGTATTATGAAAATACCAGGTCATTCGTCATCATCACCAAAATCCTCAGTTTCAATTAAATATTCACCGCAAAATGGACAGTAGTGTGGATCATCTTCACATTTACTTTCATCATATTTAATTGTAAACTCTGAGGAACATGCCCCACAAGTGTGTTTCAACGAAGCCATTATTGACACCAAGATTGTTTGGCTTCACCAAAATATTCCCGAGCGAAACCGTTTTGAATCAACATACTACGGAGACTTTGACCATCTAGAATCATATCACCCAAGACACGACCACCAAATTTATCCCAACCATAGAGTGTGACTTGTCGTTTAATGGACTTTGCAACTAGATTTTTAGTAAACACAGTTGCTGCTTGACCACGTTGATCTTCACTTGGACATTGAGCTCTATGGCCTTTTTCTGGCGTATCTACACCATAGATACGAACTGCTAATTCAGGTTTTAATGGCAAAGGTAAAAAGGGTGCTGCAATCACTACAGTATCACCATCATTTACCCGTACAATTTGTGCATCATACGTTACACCTTTTGCTGTTTTGTCAGCATAAACATTTCCTATACCAGCGAAAGATAATAGACCAATTAAAAGTATTTTTGTTAATTTCATTCTTTCTCCTTAAATATTAAAACTTTCACCACAACCACATCGATTCTTTTCTAAAGAATTTATAAAATCAAAACCTTCATTGAGTCCATTTCTTTTCCAATCTATTTCCATTCCGTTCAGATAAGGAATATGTTTTGGGTCAACAAAAATTTTAACACCGTTAGATTCGTATATAGTATCTGTATCCGATACACTATCAACATATTCTAAGGTATAGGCCAAACCACTGCAACCTGTGGTTCTAACACCAACCTTAATACCTAATCCTTTTCCTCTTTTGTTTAAAGAGTTTAAAGTTTTGCGAGATGCGAGTTCAGTCATTGTGATCATAGATTTCTCCTTCGATCTTTATTTAGACGAAAAAAAAGCCTCTTACGAGGCTTTTAATATAACAAAAAAATTTTAGAAACTTAATTGACTTCTAAACATAATTGCTTTTTCACCATTTACACGACTACCAGAACTACCAACTAATGCATCAAACTTTGTATCTACGTAGTTGAGCATGAAACGTAGATTGTCAGTGCAAAACCAAGTTAGACCGTATGTCATAGCAGTAGCACGATTTGACTTGCCTGTTGCAACGGATACATCACTTGCATCAAACTCACTCATACGTACACCAACCTGCCACGCACCACGACCACCTTTGTCGATTGGATTATTTGGTTTAATCCAACCAAACGCACCATCTTTGTATGCATGTGATTCGCCAGTTAAATTATAAACTGCTTGTACATAGTACCCTTTGATTTCTTGGTCACTACCTGTTGCAGCATCATATTTAAAATTGAACTGTTCGCCTTGAACTTTGAAACCGTTATATGCAAACGCTGCTTCTAATCCTTGGCGTGTTCTTGTAGTAGCACCACTCAATGCGGAACCTGTAAACCAACCAGACTGCATACGAGATTCTGTTCTACCACTGGCTGGTGCAACGCCACTTTTAATTTCACCTGTGCTGTATGCTGCACCCAAGTGTGCAGTGTATGCTTTGCTGCCTGTTAGTTCAGCAATATTAGTTGTTACACGACCAATATAATCAAGTCCATCGAACTCTGCGCTCTTATTGGATTTGCCTCTACTTGCTGCTATAGCATATGTAAGGCCAGGTTTTGGCACACCATGTAACATGAAACCAGTTTCTTTTGCAGGAATAAATTCAGTATCATTCTGACCAATCAAACTACGTTCCATAAAATCTAGATTGTTTGAACTTGTCATTTGTTCAAGACTAAATGGCATCTTGAATAAGCCAAATTGAAATTGCATTTCTGGATTTGCTGCATAGTTTACCCACATCTCATCTGCTGTTGATGATGTAGAACTAAAGCCATCACTTGCACCAAAGTTTGCTAACAATTGATATTTGAAGTCTTTTGCAAATTGTCCACGAACACCAAATCTTGCACGGCGAACTTCGGCTAAGTTTTGATACGAATCCGTGGTTTGGCCGACACCATAATCTGGTGTGTATTGGCGATAGTCCATATGAATTCGACCTGTAAACTGTGCCGTATTGTTTCCATCTTTGCTTTTGAGTCCGATTCCATTTTCTGTGACTGAACCATCGTTTGCTCTTGCTTGTCTGTATTTGACCGAATCACTAACATCTTTGTCGATTCTTTGTTCTGCAAACTTTTTGTTTTCTTCTTTTTCTTCATATGCATTGAGTTTTGATTCATATTCTTTTTGAGTGATTATATTCTTCTCTCTTAGAATATTCAATGTATCTTTATACTCATCAGCATATGCAGGAATTACTGCTGCAAGTGCAACTACGATAGATAATTTTTTAAATAGTTTCATAATTTATCCTTATTTCCAAATTGGGTTGTTGTCAGGACCTTTTAAGTCTTTTTTCCAATTGTCCTGATTTAATTTAATAACTGATTGTGGTAAATGAACATATTCTAGTTCTTCACTCATCTTGGCACCATTCTTCCAACTCCAATCAAAGAATTTCAAAACTGCACGACCTGTCAAACTATCTGCTTGTTGTTTGTGCATGAGAATGAAACTTGCGCCTGTTGCTGGCCATGCTTCTTTACCTGTTTGCCATGTGAGCAACAAATACATTCCTGGTGCATTAGCCCAATCTGCGTTTGCTGCTGCGGCTTTGAATGAATCGTCACTTGGTTGTACAAAAACACCATCACGATTTTTTAATTGTGCGTGTGCAATTTTATTTCTTTTTGCATATGCATATTCTACATAGCCAAATGCACCTTTGATTCTTTGTACTTGAACAGCAACACCTTCATTACCTTTACCACCTACACCAACTGGCCATTTTACTGCTGTGCCTTCGCCAACAGTTTTTGCAAAATCAGCGTTTGCTTTACCTAAAAAGTTTGTCCAAATAAATGTAGTGCCTGAACCATCTGCACGATGAACAACTGTGATTGCTAATGCTGGTAGATTGACGCCAGGATTCAAATCAACAATTGCTTTATCGTTCCACTTTGTGATTTTACCAAGATGAATGTTTGCAATAACTTCTGGTGTTAATTTTAATTGACCTGCTGCTACACCGTCAAGATTGAATACTGGTACTACACCGCCAATTACTGCTGGAAATTGCACTAGACCTTCTTTGTCTAATTCTTCAGGCTTCAATGGCATATCACTTGCACCAAAGTCAACTGTTTTTGCTTTGATTTGTTTGATACCACCACCAGAACCGATTGATTGATAATTCAGACCAATGCCAGTGGATGCTTTATATGCTTCTGCCCACTTAGCATAGATTGGAAATGGAAAAGTCGCACCAGCGCCAGTTAATTCTGCTGCGGATGCGACTCCTGTAAATAACAATAAAGATAAAAGTAACTTTCTCATGATTTCTCCTATAAGAATTGTGCCTTTGCACAATATCACACTTATCTATGAAATCATGATCCTTAAACGGGATTGTAACAAAACCGTCATCGGATTGTCATAAATCAATTAATACATATTTGGAGGATCTACTTTCCATTCATATCCTTCGGGAACTGGATTCCAATTATTGGTATCTTTTTTCCATGCAAAACCAATACCCCAATCGTTAGAAGTTTCAATCACGTTTGCTTCAACAGCCCATTCATCTTTATTTAAATTTCTCATGAATACTTTTGGACCAGGATGATATGCTGTATCATGAAGTCCAACAATTCCATTTTTTCCTAAAATGTTTGTGTATTCCCAATCTTTTAAACATTGATTAACGCTGTGCCACCCGTCGATGAAAATAAAGTCAAATTCTTTTCTAGTTGCTCCACATTTTTCAAAAATTTGATTTATTATTTTCATATTTTCTTCATAGTTGGAACTATCACCTCTTATAACATGAATATTTTCTTCTTCATTGTTTAGATATTCTCTATCATCTATATCTATTCCAATATAGATAGTTTCTTTTTTCTTATTTTTCAACAACACTTGTGTAAATGAATTTTCTCCATTTCTATTGACTCCGATTTCAAGTATAGCGGAACAATTTTCAGAAACTCTCAAAAATCTATCTCTTAAGACCATTCTATTCGCTTCAGTTACCTCAGCCCAACCCCTAAATTCTATTCTTGGATCTCCATCACTATCATCCCAAGGTGTAAGATATCTAATATCTTTTATTAAATCATTTTTCCATTTCATCACTTTTTCTCCTTTTAAGCTGCTTTACCCCAAACTTCTTCCCATTGTCCCGACAAGGCACCTTTTGCGTAATCAGTAACACGATTTTCGAAAAAGTTTCCGTGAATAGGAGCATTAATCATTTCTTCAACCCATGGCAATGGATTTTTCTTTACCTTGAAAATCCCTTTAAGACCAAGAGAAATAAGCCTACGGTCAGCAATATAGCGAATATAGCGCTTAACATCTTCTGCATCTAGGTTCTCCATTGGACCCATCTCGAAAGCTAGGTCAATAAATTTATCTTCTAGTTCCACCATTTTTTCTGCAATAGTATATATTCTCGATTTTAAATCATCATTCCAAATTTCTTTGTTTTCTTCCACATATGTACGGAACAATTTAATCATATTCTCGGCGTGCATTGTTTCATCAACAATAGACCAAGTAACGATTTGTCCCATACCCTTCATCGTACCGTTGCGTGGGAAGTTAAGTAACATGATAAAGGAACTGAATAATTGCATCCCTTCGGTGAAAGCAGAGAATACTGCAATGTGAGTAGCAGTAGAAGCAGCATCGCCATTCTGTGAGCTAAGATTAAGTACGTAATCATGTTTATCTCTCATTGCCTGATATTCTAAAAATTGATTGTACATTGTATCAGGCAATCCTAATGTTTCAATCAAGTGTGAGTATGCTGCAATGTGTAATGCTTCACGAGCTGCAAAACCAAGTAACATCATTCTTACTTCCGGTTGAGGAAAATAAGGAAGATAATTCTTTACATAACCACCTGCCACATCAATGTCGCCTTGTGTGAAGAATCTAAAAATGTGTGTGAGAAATTGTTTCTGTTCTGTTGTTAATTTGTTTTTCCAATCTTTTACATCTTCGATCATTGGAACTTCTGAATGAAGCCAATGAGCTTGTTCATGTTGCAACCATGCATTATATGCCCAAGGATATGCGAATGGTTTAAATGCGGTTCTTTCGTCCGTTAGTTTTGTGTCGTGCTTTTTAATCATTGATGAATGCCTCTAGTTCTTGTTTTGTTTTATTTCCTATGAGTCTTTTTGATGCCATATTATCTTCAACGATTACCAATGTTGGTACACTACGAATGCCAAATTCTGTTGCAATTTCTGGATTGACATCAATATCAATCACTTCAATTGGTACATTAGTTTCAACTTCTTCTAATGTTTTAGCTAGCATTTTACATGGTCCACACCATGATGCTGTAAATCTTAAAACTTTTTTCATCGACCTTGACCTCTATATTTTTTATTTGATGTTTTTTCTGTTTTATTCATGGAGGAGGTTTTTTTCTGTCCACCCTGTTTAGTTCTTTTGTGTACTGATTTGTGTTTACTTGTTCCGGTTTGCTTAGCCATAATATCTCCTTATTTGCTTTTGTAATTTACATTTTGTTTTGCTTCCAATTCACGCAAATCGTTTGCCACATCTGATACGCCATGCCAATCTTCAATCGCAATCATTACTTGTAAATAATCCAATAATATTTCTTTTTGTGTTTCAAAATTGCTGTAATCTTTACTTTTGCTCATTCTTTTTTTCCTCTTGTACTATTGCTGGTTTTTCTGGCCATATTTTTTCTTTAATGTATGAAGCACCAAACCAACCCCATGCTGAAAAGAAACCCCACATAATGATTTCACCTATCATACTACTTCTCCATCAATCTGTCAACAAATTGTTTTAATAATGTATGATGTTTACCATTATTCCAGTGACGATGCAAATAAGGTTTATCATACCAATATTCTTCTGCTTCGAGATGGGGTCCAATCAAACCTATACGACCTTGTATAATTGCGGCTGGATCTCCATTTTTATATCTCGCTACAACTTCATAATTCGATTCTTCTCCGATAAATGTAGGTGCATCGTAAAAGAAGAATCTATCATCTGTGCCGTTCCAGTTACATTCAATTGCTTTACTGTATGATCGTCTGGTACAGGTGTTTGGTCTTTTAATATATTGTTTTGATTCAACTCCGTACAGTATATTAAAATAATGTTTATCAGCCCAATAGGCACCCATACATATCCCAAGATATCTGCCACCAGATTTGATGTAGTCAAGGATAAAACTCCCGTGATGCCTAAAATATGTATCGAAAGCATCACTGTCGCCAACACCACCAGGAAAACACAAGAGATCCACATTATCAAAAAAGTCGTTTTCGATTTCATGTTTAGTAAATAATTTATATGTATAGTTCGGTCCTAGTGCTTTGATTATACCATTGCACGATTGAACCGAACATTTCGGGTGTTGCACAAATAATGCAATTGTTGACACTTTATATCAATCATCCTTCGCAAGCTAAACAAACATCTTCTGTTGCTAAAGCCTTCAAATCAATTTCTTCGATCACTTTTCTTTCGATTCTCTTTGACACTTTATCTGCTTTAGCCAATTTCTCACTACGGCAGTAATAAAGTGTTTTGAGTCCTTGTTTCCAAGCCTGAAAGTGTACAGCATGTAGATACTTTACATTTACATCAGGTCTAAAAAAGAGGTTAATGGATTGCGCCTGGTCAATGTAATTTTGTCTGTTAGCTGCGTGGTCCACAATCCATCTTTGGTCAATTTCCATACTAGTTTTGTAGACATCTTTGGTCCATTCATCCAAGAAATCCAAGTGTTGGACGGAACCATCGTTTGCAATGATAGATGACCAGATTTCTTGATAATCCAATTTGCTGTCGGCATCACATTTCTCCTTGATTAACTTATCCAAATACTTATTTTTATTTAAGTAGGCTCCAGAAAGAGTATCTTGTCTATAGGCATTGGCACGATAAGGCTCAACAGAAGGGCTAGTATTGCCCATGATAATAGAGCTAGAAGCATTAGGAGCAATGGCCATAAGATGACTGAAACGTAGTCCGGTGCCTCTAGCATCCGGTGCTTCACCTCGTTCAGCACCCAATTGAAGATTCGCTTCATTTAATCCTTCTCGTATGTGTTTAAATATTTTATTGTTTGAAGATGTTGCCAGCGCCGACTCAAACGGTATGCCATTTCTCTGTAGATAAGCGTGAAAACCAAGAGCCCCCACACCAATGCTGCGCTCTTGGATAGCAGAGTACCTGGCTCGGCTAATGTGATCAGG